GCGCATCCTTGGACCTAGGGTGACACAGGAAGATGCGGATGCCCTCCATTGGCACTCTGTGAAATGGATCACGACCGTTAAGAACCGAGAGGTTTTGGTTAAATCTTCCAATTCTCACTACCCTATCTTCATGCGCGAGTGCCTTGTAAAACCAGCCAACGGTGAGGGTGAGGAGGAAAAGTTTTACAAGGTGTACGAGCCGCTTAATTGTGATAAAGGGTTTAGATTCTCTTACACGCCAGCTGGGAAAAAACCACAGCGTTACATCAACGGACTTTCTGAGCTGAAAGAGGCGTATCGCCAATATAACGAGGAAGAGGAAAGGGCATGGAATAGCTGTCACGACGATTGCAAACCTTATCGAACCAAGAAGCTTCCCGAGGCATTTATCTGCTCGGGAGAGCGAGATTCGTTGTGTTGCCGGTCAATGGGCTTCCATCCGCTTTGGTTCAATTCCGAGACGTACCGACTTTCCGCGGAGGAATACAGAGAGATTATGACATACGTCGAGGTGTTATACAACATACCGGACATTGACGAGACGGGAATCCGCAAGGGCAGGGAGCTCGCCCTTACATATATTGATATCCGAACAATTTGGCTACCTAAATGGCTGCAGACGTATCACGACAATAGGGGCAAATCCCGCAAGGACTTGCGGGACTGGATGGAGATCCGTTCAGAAAAAAGAAATTTCAAGGACCTGATGAATCTGGCATACCCGGCCAGGTTCTGGGAGGTGTTTTATACAGACAAGGGAAAGGCAAAGTATGAGATCAATACGGCCTATCTCTATAATTTCCTAACGCTAAACGGGTATTTCATCCTGCGCGACGAGAATTCTGACACCTCACGATTTATTCATATCGATGGCAACATCGTGGAGCAAATCAAGGTCACAGACATCAGAGAGTTCGTGAGGACGTGGGTGACGGACAGGCATGAGGAGGTGGCCGTGGTCAATCTCGTTCTCGGAACTTCCAAGCTTTTCCCCGCATCGCTGGAAAGCCTCGACCGCGTGACACTCGACTTCACTTCGTTCACACCTATATCACAGTTCTTTTTTTTCCCGAACGCTACCGTGGAAGTACATAAGCCCGTAGCGATCGGGGACGATGGATTCAAGGTCAGGGATCGAAACTCCGACCACTTTAGCAACTTCGTCTGGAAGGAGAATGTGATCGGACATCAATTCAAGAAAATGGACCCAATGTTTAAGATCAAGGAGGTTAAAGAGGAAGGACGAAAGCCGTATTACGATATAGACATACATAACGTGGATAGTCATTTCTTTGGCTACCTAATCAATACAAGCCGTTTGTTTTGGCGAAAGGAAACGGAGATAAATTTCAACGAGCGGCCAGAAGAGGAAAGACAGGCATACCTGGAGGCGCACCCATTCGACATAGCGGGAGAAGGTCTCAGTGACTTGGAGATATGGGAACAGAAGCAGAATCTCATCAACAAGATATTCACGTTTGGCTACATGCTCCATCGCTACAAAGATTTTGTCAGAGCATGGGCACCTATGGCCATGGATAACAAGATCGGAGAGAACGACGAGTGCAACGGACGTAGTGGCAAGAGCTTCTTCTTCCGGGTTCTGTCGTTCATGATGAAAACTGTCAAGCTCTCTGGACGCAATCCTAAGCTGATGGATAATCCGCACGTCTTTGACCAGGTGACACAGGACACGGATCTCCTCCTCGTGGACGACTGCGACAGATACCTTAACCTCGGGCTATTTTATGATAACATCACGTCCGACATGACGGTAAACCCGAAGAACAACCATTCGTTCACGATCGGCTTTGACGACAGTCCGAAACTGGCTTTTACGACGAACTACGTTCCTACAGACTTTGATCCGTCTTCGGAGGCGAGATCATTGTACATGGTCTTCTCTGACTGGTATCACCAAAAGACGGAGGAGAATGATTACTACGACAACCGATCGATACGCGATGATTTCGGAAAGACACTCTACGCCTATGACTACACGGAGGAAGAGTGGAATGCAGACCTCAACTTCTGGCTGCAATGCTGCCAGTTTTATCTGTCCGTGATGGACAGTGGCGTGAAACCACAACCCCCCATGGAGAATATCATCCGACGGAAGTATAAGGCCGACATGGGGACAAACTTCGAGGATTGGGCCAATGGGTACTTCTCGATGGAAGGGGAACACCTTGATGAGTATCTGGAACGTGATGTCGTCTTCTCAGACTATGCGAGATATGCCAACGTCAACAGGATCACGATGCAGAGCTTCACCAAGAAGATGAAGGCCTTCTGTGAGTTCTGTCCTTGGATTGAGGAGATGAATCCCAAGGATCTACTTAATTCATCGGGCCGCATCCAGCGCAAGGTGGAGGTCGCCCCAGGAAAAAAGGTGGTTAAGGATATGATATACGTCAGAAGCAAGCCCGTCAACGAGATGGATATAGCGCCCGACACACCAAAGGAGCAGTCGTTGTTCGAAGATTCTGACGCACCGTTCTAAGATTTCATAGTTCTGTTTTTTTGAAACGGTGGTTCTGCGTGAGCAGGGCCACCGTTTCGTTTGGTGGCCACCTGCAAAAGTGTTCCGAAATAGAACAATCGCCGTTTTCGCTCTCCCCACCACCCCTCTATCTTTTTCGTTCCAAAACTTTGCAACTTTGTAACCGATGTTTGAAAAAGAAGTTAAACCATTGAATATAAGAAGATTGGTTGCGGTTGCAAAAGTAACAAACTTGGGTAACAAGTGGTTGCAAAAATGAAATAGATTGTTACCAAGCCTCGTCCAGGCTTGCCAGTTGCAAAAAATGGGCGTAGACAACAAACTTGCAACAGAACACGACGAAGATTGTAACCATTGAAAATCAACACATTACAGATGTGGTAACAAGATTTTCGCGGTTGCAAACTTTTCTGACGAAATCAGACCAAGAAGAAAGGCGTACCCCCAAAAAAGAAGAATGAGGTGAAAAAAGCGAAAAGAAAGTGTTCGGTTTTTACGTATAAATTTGGAAACACGAGATATTTTTCCTACCTTTGTAGGAAAAATATCTGAAAAGAGATGAGCAAGATGGTCTTTTACATGGAGGTGAAACCCTTTCTCGCGCAATGGCTTACTTACCATTTCGGAGATCCTGTCACATTCCCCGCCCGATCGGCGGAGAACGCCTGCATCAGGCGATTCGTGGCGCTGAATCCGAAAGGTAAGGACTATGTACCGATGAAGCCGGGTGAAGGTTGCGTAGCCGTCTCAATACCCGAGACGAAGCAACGCAAGACAATATGCTGGAATTATATGTCGAAAACGGCGTGCGCAGCACTGACAGAAGTGATCGAGGACACGTTCAAGATGCAAATGTGGCTAGAGCTCAACGAAATGTCACGCTGTGGATGCACCCTTCTCAAATGTATCAGGGCGTGGTGTGAGAACAATGGGATAGACACTGAGTATGACTACACCCTGAAGATGCGCTTCCAGCGTATGCGAAACTCGTATTTGAAGAATGGGGTCGATCTTCGCAGACGTTCTAAGGGGATAGCATAAGAAAAGTGAGTTTTTTTATTGAAATCATTTCCACCATGAGGGCGTTTTTGTTCCAGTGCGAATGGTGGGTAAGGTATAGAAATGGCAGCAAGTTCAACAAAATTAATAATTTCGGTTGAGCGTACAGAGTGCGCCAACTTGAAGAAACTAGTGAAAGTGGCTCCGTCTATAGTAAGAATTCCAAAAGATATTATCTGGGAAAAGGTGACGACCAGACCACATCCGTCATTGGTCGTTAGCGAGAAACTAGATAGCAAGGAGTCCATATATACGGCAACTGTCAAGTTTTTTACTTGTCAGGAACTTGACAGCGGGAAGAAATACGCTTACAGACTGAGGGCGCTGGACGGTCAATCCTTTCTTGTAGGGACAAACAAACGACCATTCCCGGTTCTCAGCATACAAGCAAACTACCCAGATAAACCGTCGGAAAACCAATGGAATGAGGTGACGATCACGTGGAGTACGCCGTATGCAGTACCGCAAATGGTCCCTTAGAGGGTGTTTTTGGCGATAATACAAATATACTACCTTTGCTTTCGAAATCAAACCCAACCAAAATGCAATACGATATAGTCATATCAGGAATGATCGGAGGATGGGACTGCCTGTCCACCGGCTATTTGCGGTATCTGCTCAACTTGAATCGCGGAAAAGACGTGCATGTGGCGTTCTGCTCATTGGGAGGATATGTCAAGGATGGACTGGAAATGAACCAGCTGTTCAAGGATCATGGCAAGGTGCATGCGCATGCGTTCGGAATGAACGCGAGCATTTCCACCATAGCAATGCTGGGATGCAAGACCATTGACATTGTTAAGGGAAGCTTCTTCCTCATCCACAACACATCGATGCTCATCCTTAAGTACGACCAGCAGAACAAGGAGCAGCTGGATGAATACATCAAGACCGTGACCAAGCAGCGGAATGACCTTAGCACCTTTGACGACGCACTGGCGCAAATGTACGCAGATAAATCTGGAAAGACTAAGGAGGAATGCGCCGAGCAGATGAAGAAGGGCAATTGGCTCACAGCGCAGCAGGCCGTTGACTTTGGTCTCGTGGATTCACTGCGAGAAGACGAGGAGGACGAGAAGGCCTCTGTTCGAAATGCGAATCAGTTTGTCAATCTTTTCAGCATCAACAATAATATATATGAGGAGGCAGGCATACCGCCGTTGCCTGATCAGAGCAAAGACTCCTCTTCGATGAGTCTCGTGGCTGATGGCAATGGCAATCCAACTCAGACATTTCTGCAAAAGACGCTGCAGGGTGTCAAGAACCTGCTCCACCTAACGGACGTCAATAACAAGAAAAAAGAAATGAGTAAAGCAGCACTTTCTCGCATTGCGAATGCGGTTGGCGTCTCTGGGATCACAATCTCAGACGATGGCAATCTCACGCTTAGCGCGGAGCAGGCTCAGAAACTCGACGAGGCCCTCGCAGAGACCTCTGTGGGAAGCAAGGAGGAGGCGGAGCAAGCTGGACAGGCCACGCAGCAGGCTACGGGAGTAGCCAAGGAACTGGCTACTGTAAAGGACGAGCTGGCGAAAGCCCGCAAGGAACTCGATGAGAAGGACGAGCAGATTAAGAACCTTCAGGGAAGCTCTTCCCCGAAGGATGGTACTAACGGGAATCCAGCAGACCAGCAGCCAGCCTTGACTGCACGGGCCATTGCTGATTCTGTAAAAGGCATTTAAAAATGGCAGATACGAAACTGAAAGTAGGCGATGTGACCTTTACCCCAGCGGAACTCTCCAAGACGTATCAGACCTATCGAAAGGAACTGATCGTGCAGCCCATGCTTGCCATGGACAAGTTGCTCCAGCACTGCTCGGTACGAACGGGTATCCGCTACCGTGAGACGGTGACGGAGATGAGCGGCACATTCGAGATCGGTAACTACAAAAAGGACAAGAAGCACAATGCGGATGTCAATTTCGACGGTCGAATGCTTGAGACGTTCTTCGGCAACTGCGTGGAGACCATTGACCCCAACGCTATCTATCAGTCAATCTGGGGTAGCGACATCACTAAAGGTGATGGACTGAGAAACGTCCCGTATGTCGTACAGGTCTGTGCGTACATTCTTAAGAAGCTCGGCGAGCGTCTGTATATGAATGCGTTCACGGCCAAACATGACGGCACTGTCTTTGATAAGACGGCGTCATTCTTCAATGGTTTTAAGACGATCATCGACAACGATATTGCTGGCACCAATGAGAACAAGAAAGTGTATATCTCCGAGTCCATCGGGAACCTCTACTATTTCAACGAATCTCTCACCAAGGAGAATGCGGAGGACGCATTGAAGGATTTCTACTGGGGCGAGAATATCAGCTATGTGCTTCGCAATCAGGATTTGAAGATGTTCATCAACAGCAGGCTGTACCACTTCTATACAGAGGCGTATCAGACGCGCCACGGTGCGCTCCCCTATAACCAGAGCTACGACAAGCGGGTCCTGGAGGGTGCCGAGAACGTGGAGCTGGTACCGCTGTCTTGTGTGCCGATGGACTTCATGCTCCTCACGCCGAAGAACAATATTCTGCTGCTGTATAACCAGAAGACAGCCGATGAGAACTATACCGTAGAGCGCTCGCTTGATAACCACTACGACGTAGATTTCATTGGCAACCTTTTCTTCGGTACTCAGTTCGAGAGTGTGTCGCCGGAGGTGTTCGCCGTAGCAATGAAAAAAACAATGTAGTCAAGTAGGGGGTGTTCGGTTTCCCAGGACACTCCCGCCAATAATATAGATAACAATTATGGCAAAATGCACGAAAAATGCCTCCATCTATGAAGATTTGGAGAAGTGCCCGGGACAGAAGAAACTGCCGGGTATTCGTGATTATGTGTATAGCGTCTCCAAGCGTGACATAGTAACCTACCCTTCCGTGCCCGACGCACCAGCTTCATTGAAAGAGGCTGCCGTAGCCAAGGGTGACTATTTGCTCGCTGCCGACAAGTACTTCACCAAACTAGAGTTCGTCGGCAGCGTCAGATGTGTATAAGAGACAGGACAAGTACTTCACCAAAGTAGGTATCGTCAAGGATGATGGACAACTGCAGGTAGAGAACCAGGGTACCGACGGCTGTAAGACGTTCAAGAATACACTGACATTCGGCATTCCGGGCACGGAGGAAGAGGCCACGGGATACATCGATCAGATGAACAATGACGAGATGATCTATCTGTTCTTCCAACGTAACGGCAAGGCGCGTATCATCGGACCAGAGGACTTCTCACCGGAGTTGTCCTTGAAGCAGGACACTGGCAAGACGGCCACCGATGCCAACACCACGACGGTGGAGGCTGTGGTGACAGATCTTCATCCCGCTCCGTTCTATACGGGTAAGATTCACACGCAGGACGGCGACATCGATGGCGCGACTGGCAAGCTGGTCACGGCGAGCTCGGCTGGTACGAAGGAGTAAGAACGGTGAAATGTCCAAACTGACAAATAGTCTCTTCTTTGGCTAATTGTAAAACACCTGGAGGCGGTTGTCATTGTCTAATGATGCCGCCTCTTCTAAATTATTCAAATAATGAAAATTGACAACCAACTGACGGAACGCATCGAGGCGTGGCTTGCCATGCCTGAACATACTGATGATGCGGATATCATGGAAGGTGCGCTGATGCTGCTGCAGCTCAACAGGAACAGGCAGTTGTTCCAAACCGTCTCTACATGTCCTCAACGCTTCGTGAAGACTGTGGAATATGAGCTGCGTAAATTCCTTCCGATGCGGAAGCGTGGACAGACTTGTCAGGACGTGATGAAAGAGGCGACAGAACTTCTCGGTGAGCTGAAAGAGGTCGTTCCGACAAAGCCTGTCAATGGCGATGTGATAGCCGAGGCGGCTAAAGACATACTTCCAGGACGTAACGGAAGACGTCCGGACCATGACGGATTACCTCAGGACATACAGGCCATCTGGGCGGAGAACGCGGAGCGATGGAAGAAGATCAAGGAACTGTATAACAGATGCCTTGCCATCACACAGCCATGTGACCTCGCTGAGTCGCTCAATGCCTTGAAGGATACTTGGTATAAGTACAAGGCTGAGTTTGCGCGCTACGACGAGTACGTCGCACAGAATGACGAGAAACAGGGAGAGGAAGTGTCAGACCCGATGAAGTTGGCGAAGAGCATTACCAACGCTCGCTCCTATATCAGCAAGAATCTTGAGAAACTGCTCAACATGAAGTTGGCAGCGGAAGAGACTGGTCAGGGCAAAGCGTTCGAGGATTACGAGGGACTGCGAAAACTGGTGGAGGAACGCGTACGGATCCTCAACGAGAATCATCAGCCGATAGGAAACGACCTGCTTAGCAAGCTTGCTGCCGCGGGCGTTATGACCTCCAAGCCTGCAGAGGAGGCCACTACCAACGATGCCGATGGCAAGGGGGAGGAATATTGACACGCTACTCCGCCCATTGAAGATCGCGCCGACGCAGTACTACCTCGGCACAGGACTGCATACGCTCGGTCTGTTGGGGTGGATTCTCCAACAGACCGGGAAGGCTGATGTCTGGGTGAGCACCTTTTCTACCAGCGACGCATTCCTTTCTGGATTCCTTAATCTGAGAAAGAAAGGCGATGTAGAGAGCGCAATGCTGGTGGCCGATATGAAAGCATCGAGGAAGACCATGGCGCTATATCGCTTGATGCAGGGATGCTTTGACCATGTCTTTCTCGCCCAGAACCACTCAAAGGTGGTCTTGGTGAAGAACGAGCAATGGAAGGTTACAGTCATATCGTCGCAAAACCAGACATACGGAGACCGGGCGGAGTGTACAATGGTGACAGTGTCGGAGAAGGCTTTCCAACAAGTTTTTGACGGCCTGGACAACATCATAACACATAGATCGATTAAACTGGATGGATTTTTCGATAGAAGAGCTAAAGCGGATAGAAGAGCTGGCGATGGATCTGATGTCTCCCTCGGAGATTGGCGTCCTTTTGGGGTATGACCAGAAGGGGTTTGAGGACGAAGTCAGGTCTAACGGCACACAGGCTTATGAAGCTTATAGGAGAGGGGCCGTTACGACGCTCCACCTAGTAAGAAGGACTCTGCTCGATGCGGCAGCAGCGGGCTCGCCATTCGCCATACAGAAGGTATGTGACTTCGCGTTGACTATCCAAGGCATGATAGAGACATGAGTGTTCCAATCAATATAGACCAATACTCAAAACTCGTTGTTATGGATGACAACGAGCTTGCGGAGCAACGTGTCGCCGTGGCCGTACGTGAACGGTTGAAACGGCTTCGCGGTATGTACGCATACTGGCTGCAGTTCCCTACGAAATCCTCCAAGGATCTCGTGGAATATGCTGTGAGGATGTTTGGAATTGGACGGTCGCAGGCCTATGACGATCTTCATGTCACACAGATTCTCCTTGGAAGCCTCCAGCAAGCTTCCAAGGAGTTTATGCGATGGAAGATTAACCAGGATTTGGAACACGACCTAAGGATTGCCAGGAGCAAGGGGGACATGCGTGCTGTAGCCAGCATCGAGAAAGCGAGAATTCTCAACAACCGGACGGACAAGGATGATGAACCAGAGCTGGAGTTCGATAAAATTGTACCGCAAAACTTCATTCCGACCGATGATCCGACGGTTATTGGAATTGCCAAGGTCGTTGGTCTTCGTGACAAGATCCGTAAATTGGAGAAAAAGTACGGACGGGATATTGAGGATGCGGAATACCAGGAGGTGACGGATGACGGAACAGGAGAATAGACAGTACTTCAATGACCCGCAGATGTATTCCCTGCTCATGAACACCCGCGACGAGGTGATAGTCGCAGGGCGTGGCGTGGGCAAAGGGGCGATACAAGCAGGACGGATGCAGTTCTGCTTTCAGGGGATGCCTGGTAGTATGGGGGGCTTCGTGTCGCCATCGGTTAAGCGGTGCCTGACGAACATCCTACCATCCATGCTCATCCACCTGGAGCGGTGGGGATTCAAGAGGGATCTCCACTATGTCGTTGGAAAGAGACCGTGGAAAGCCCTCCATTGGAAAACGCCAATCTTTACGCCTGCCAACTGGGAGAATACCATATCGTTCTACAATGGATCTGTGTGCAATATCATATCCCAGGACAGGTCCGGAACGTCTAATTCCATGTCGCTTGACTATCTCATCATTGACGAGGCGAAGTTCATCAACTTCGAACAGCTCAAAGATGAGACTTTCCAGGCGAACCGAGGTAACGAGCAGTATTTCCGCGAGTTCCCATTGCATCATGGAATGACCATTACATCCGATATGCCCGTCACGAAGAAAGGCTCGTGGTTCCTTGGGTACAGGGATGACATGGACGGGGAACTGGTGGAGGCCATCGAGGGGCTGGTGTATGCGAGGTGGAAAGCGGTGCGGCGTATGGCTACTATGACTACAGACATGGATGCCATACAGCGAAAAATCATGCGCATCGACCGCCAACTGTCGTTTCTAAGGTCGAAATGTCTTCTGTATAAGGAATATTCGAGTATTCAGAACCTCGCTCTGCTGGGCGAGGAGTTTGTCCGTCGCGCCAAACGAGACCTACCTCCACTTACCTTTGCCACATCGATAATGTGCAAGCGGATCGCAATCAGTGCAGACGGGTTTTATGGCGGATTGCGGGAGGATGTCAACCTCTACACTGCACCAAATGAATCCGTATTGTGCCTTGATGCGCTCAATCAGGGCGGTGTCTCGGATGATTGTCGGCAGGATTCGGATCTCGATCCTACCCTTCCGCTTATCCTGGCATCCGATGCCAATTCTCTCATCAACTGGCTGGTGGTTGGCCAGGTGGGAAAGGACGGGAAGCTTCGCATCCTCAAATCGTTTTTCGTCAAATACGAGCGGAAGATCCCTGAATTGCTCGATGATTTCAACGATTACTATAGGTATCATCGGCACAGACAGGTAATATTCTATTACGACGCGACGTTTGTCGGTAATTCCTACGGTACGCATAGCGAGGCTTTCTATCGGCTAATCATCACGTCGCTCAAGCGCAAGCAGTGGAGCGTCAGGGATAAATACATCGGGAAACCGATGGATCATGTGCTGAAGAATGCGCTCATCAACCGCATGCTACGTGGACGTGCAAAACACATGGTACTGATAAACAGGGATAACAACCCCGACCTTCTTATCTCCATCACGTCAGCAGGCGTAAGAAACGGTAAGAAGGACAAATCGGGCGAAAAGCTGGCAGAGACGGAAGAGGATAAGCTGGAGAGCCGTACGGATGGTTCCGACGCTTTTGACACCTTATGCATCGGTGTAGAGAGGTTCCCCGTCATCGGTGGCAGGTCAACGACCAGCAACGACTATTCTAGGTAGCCCGCAAGGGCTCCATCTATATATGCGGGGTGTCCGGGTTCCGGATGCCCCTTCTCTGTATGCTGTCATTCGCCTTTTTTCTTGGAGCGACTATCGGATTCCAAAAACCTCGTTACATTTCCAATCGTTAAGAACCAAGAGAATGATGAGAGAGCTTGTAGAGCACATGGATCATGGCGAGGTTTAAACACCCGCGGCGGAGAGGCCATCTGCGGCAAGCTTCAAGGGCCACTCCGCCATGGGCAGACAGGATGGGTGGTATAGTTCATGGTATGTGCGACCGATGATGACTCAACGGTCGCACATACCAAAGGATAAGCACCCGCAGCGAGGAGACCGTTTACGACAAACTTCCACGGCCACCCCGCCGTGGGCAGATAGGTTGGGTCATATGGTCCATAGTATGGGCAACCGACGATGACTCGACGGTCGCACATACCGAGAATGAGGAATTGCCAAAGGACAGTTTAGGGGTTGCAAATATCGGAAACCTCTTGACATATTCCGCACCAGCGAGGGAAGGCAGTTGCGGGCGGGGCGTAGGGCGGTGGGGGCTGCACAGGCAGCGTGTGACGGAAACCCCGAACCACAAATCGCTAATATCTTGGAAACGTGCGATTTGCGGTTCGTGAGCATGGAAAAAGGTTGCAAAAGCGCTTTGCGCTGCTCCCCTTCGCGACTTTCAGAGGGTTGAAAGTCGCGAAAAACGCCCGGTTGCCTAGCATAAGTGCCTTGACTACCGGGCAGGAAGGACAAAACAGATAGTGCGGGAAACGGCGTAGCAAGGCCGCTTTTGGTGCATTTCTTATCTTAACACTTGGCGAAATGTTAAAAAAGCCTCGTGTTATCATTTTTGTTAGCTTATAATTTTGTTGGTGCTAACTTTTTTGTTACCTTTGCACCGTCAAACGACAAGAGTTCACTAATTTCATGAAACATTCTGAATTCATTAGACAGTTGAGAAAGGCCGGATGCCTTTTGAAACGACATGGTGCCTCACACGACATCTGGGTCAATCCGAAAACGGGGGCTCAAGTTGCAGTTCCAAGGCACGGAAGCAAGGAAATCAAGAGCCTTACTGCAAAGAGGATTCTTGAAGATCTACTGAAATAAGCTAGGGCCGTCCGTTAAGAGGCGGACGGCTCCTACTTTTGGAATGGGAACGGGAATTTTTGAACTTTTATAAAAAAGTGAAATATGAAGGTAATTGCAAGTGTACAAAGACAGGTCGGAGAAAAAAACTATTCCTGCTACATGAGGGTAGATTGTGTGAAAGCCTCTTCCCTTGGTTATGGTGCTAGTGCCAAGTCTGCCATGATGGATATGCTTAAGGGATGGGAGGAAGTCAAGATGGATCTTATGGAAGATGGAAAGGAAGTGCCGAATTTGGAAGTGGAGTATGCTTTTGACTTGCCATCGCTCTTCAACTTCTATGACTTTATCAACATAGCAGGAGTCTCGAGAGAGATTGGTATCAGCGCAGCTGTAATGAGACAGTATGCTATTGGTGTGCGCAGGCCGAGCGATGAGCGAAAAGCACAGATTGTGAATGGAATCAGAAGGATCGCCGAGAAGCTGGAGACGGTGGCCGTTCTTTGATAAAATATAGAATGCTTCAATAATAAGAAGTTAGTGAATTCTGAGCCGCTGGCGCGTGAGCGTCGGCGGCTTTTTCGTTTTGTCTGTTGGCAAAGCCGTATTTTATGAACTGCTCTTCTCTCTATAACTTTGCCGTATATTCAGACATATATGAGCATTACTATCAAACAGGGGCTGTCAGGAAGATATCTCTCACGTAATATCCCAGACTTGGAGGTCGGGTGCACAGGAGACCGCCTAGGAGTGAAGATTGCCGTCGATGCGACGGAAGTCTTCTCAGAGACGCTTTTCCCCGTAGATGGGTTGGTGGAACTAGCCGACCTCGGAGATCTTCTCACTCCCTACGCCCGGAAGAGCCTCGTCGCCTCCGTGGAGGTGACACTGACAGAAGGAGATGCATCGGCCTCGCTGACCACACAGAAGCAGACCTTCGAAGTAGTCTATTGTGAAGCGGACGTGCCGACAGGATGCGAGGATTTTACGAAAAACCATTTCCTTTCGCTTCTCCTTGGTGTGAAAGTCACGGGGATGGGAAGACTCGAATACCTGCATTACGCTGGGACGGAAGAGGCTTCCGTCACGGCACGCTATGATGATGGCACGGAGAAAACCTTCGAGCTGGATCCTGTTGGAGGTAATGGCCGATATACTACCATCGAGGTCAGCCCAGCACATTTCGCAAAGGAGGGAGCGGAGCTGATGGAGTACACCGTCAAGGCGGGCGGACGATCCCAGGAGTATGAGGTGGACTCACGACGCACAGACTGCGCACCTGTCCTGCTCTTTGTCAACTCCTTTGGCGTGGATGAGCTTATATACTGCACGGGGACCGCTACGAAGGCTCCCAGCTTTAAGAGGGAGAGTGCCTATATAAGGGGCATAAACAGGAACTACGCCATCACGGAGACGCGCACGTTCAAGGCTGACACGGGCATCCTCACGGAGGATATGGCCGACTGGTTCGGAGAGGTTCTTCGTTCTGGATGCGTCCGTATCGTAACGTTCTCTAACGGGAAACCAAACGTTGGTAAGGAAGTCGTCATTACCGAGTCGAAGAGTGAACAGAGCAATGATCCCGACGAGCTGATCAGATTCACGTTCAGCTATCAGTATGCTCAACGGAACCACAATGTAGTAGAGATGGAGCGAGAGGGAAGGGTTTTCGATAATACTTTTGACAACACATTCAACTGATTATGGAAACAAAAGGGCCTAACCCAATTCATTTCAGCGAGATGCAACGCTTGATGGATACGGCCTATCAGCGCAGGCAGACGCTCAACATTAAGGCTTTCCGGTCTGACGGAAACCGAGTGGAGTATCGTGGATGGATCATTCATCACCAGTACTGGAGAGGTGGATATGTGAGATTGGTGAACCCCGTGAACAGACAAATACGGTTGGTTCCGGAAGTGTTTATTTACGAGATTAACGGAAGGAAAGTATATCTATGAGTGACAAGGAGTTAGAGCTAGCAAAAATAGGTAAGGAGGGACGCGTAGAAAAGTGGCGTCTCGTCCCGTCTGGAATCGGGAACGCTGCGAACTCTCTTACAACAGAGTTTGGCTCAAATACATCGGAGGTGCTCGACGAGGACGGCGGACGCGTAAACGTCATTCCTATCACGGTCAATGGCGTGCCTTATCAATATGTGCCGTTTGGTGTTGACAATATGCTTCCTTACAAGGTGAAGGATACGCTTCTTGACAATATGGTCACAGCGCAGTGTCAGGCGTACAACATCATGACCTGCTACGGACAGGGGATCCGCTTTGTCAATAGGGAGGACTTCAAGGATACTGATAATCGTGAGATCCTTGACTTCTGCCTCCGCAATTCCCTTCACGAGTGCTTCTTGGAACAGTGTACGGATATGAAGTTCTACTACTTCTCTGTGACATGCGTCATACTGAGCAGGGATGGGAAGAAGATTGTCAATGTCAGGAACAAGGATGCGTCCTTCTGCCGCTTTGAGTATGCGCCTTCGACGAAGTCTGGAAATATCGAACATGTGTTCTTCGGCGATTTTAGGATAGGCCATTTTGACGAGCAGAAGATAGAGGTGATTCCACTTCTGGACTTCTGGGATCCGTTGGGAGATTTGGAGGTACGTATGGGATTACGGCCTGACCCGGAGACGGGATTGTTCCGCTTTCCCACTGGTCAGAGAAAGTTTGCCATCCTAAGTCGTATGCCTACGCCTGGCCTACAGTATTACCCCATGCCATACTATACGAGCGTGTTTAGGGATGCATGGCTTGACATATACCGCCTCATAGGAATCTCGAAACGTTTTATGATTAAGAACACATCGGCGCCACGGATACAGATAGAAGTCCATGAGGACTACTGGGACAACGTGTGCGACAATGAGATGATCTCGGATCCAGACAAGCGAAAGGAGAGAAAGGAGAAGGAGAAACGCGACATCATCGAGTTTGTCTGCGGCGTGGAAAATGCTGGCAAGGCCCTGGTGAGCGGGTATTACATCGACCCGAACGGCAAGGAGAACCGCATGGTGAGAGTGTCAACCATCACCGATGGGTCAAAGAAAGAGGGTGGCAACTGGAGCGATGATATGCAGGAAGCAGCAAATGCCCTGTGCTTTGCATTCGGCGTGCACCCCAACCTCGTGGGAGCCACACCGGGCAAGAGCCAGATGAACAACAGTGGAAGTGACAAACGTGAGCTCTTCACCCTGAAACAGGCCGTGGAGAAGGCGTTTCATGATGTGATGGCTAAGCCGTATCATGTGATTCTACACTACAACGGATGGTCTGAGAAATACACGGTAGATGTTCCAATGATCCAGCTCACGACACTCGATGAGAACAAGGATTCTGAGGTGGTGAGTGGACAAGCAAACAAGAAAGGAAGCGAAGATGGTGACGATTGACAAGGTGGATTTCGAGCGTGCGCTACCCGTTGGGGCTAGTTCTCACGAGGAGGTGTATTTGAGCGTGCAAGGGGCTATAGGGGAGCAGCTTGTCTGTAGTACGGAGTCATTGCTCGGAGAGGCTGGAGAGAAGATGGTGGATGCAGCGGAGAATGATAGTCCGCTGGTCCTTTTCTTCAAGAAATACGTCTGTCTGTCGGCGTTTCTGTCAGTGCTCAGACAACTGGATCTCGTGCTCACGCCAACGGGATTTGGGATTGTCAGCAATGACAACCTGAGTCCTGCAAGCAAGCAGCGCGTCGATGCGCTGGACGGTTTGCTCAGAACAGAGCGGATGAAGGCCCTGTCCATGACAGTGAACCTGCTTAGAAGTGAGGACTGGGGGAAAACAGATCAAGCGAAAAGGTATGTCCCCTATCTCTATGACGCCTATGCGTTCTTTTTCTCTGCCACACCGTACCGCACTTATCAGGACTGGACTGCTTTTCAGGGTGCAATCGAGGGGACGGACGACGTGCTGCGTGAGGCGATGGGAGACGAGCAGATGGAGACCCTCATCGACGCATTTAGGCGTGCGGACGCTTCGATGCCAAAAGTGTATACTGACGTGCAACGGTGTGTCGTCGCGCTGACGGAGAAATACGCTGTCTCGAAGGATGTCCGGGGAACCGGCTTGTTCAGAAAAATGATGCGCCTCCTCGATGCCGACGAGCATGCGGATACATTCAGACAGTATCGGAACAGTTCGAACTTCAAAGCGAATCATCATGAGACGTTCAAGAACACAAAGGACAAACCAGGCTACTTCTTCGGTGGATAAGTCAAGACAGACGGTAACGGTGAATTTCACCGTTCCTGTCTCCTGGAGTCAGCTGACGCAGGAGCAGCTTCGCAGGGTGTTCGACCTACTCGTCGTCCACGAGGATATGACAGTGGTAAAGACCATTCTGCTAGTTGAGTTCTGCGGTCTGACCGTAGAGAGGAAGACGCGCTTCGGATGGAAATGCCAGACGACGGTGGACGGAAAGGAACGCATCGTCTATCTCAAAACCTGGGAAATACAGGATTTCATCGGGCAGTTGGAGTATATCAGCCAATTGGAGGACATGGACAATAGGTTGGATGTTGTCTGTGGCCTCCATGCGGCTGACCCGCTGATCAGGCACGGGGTGTCCTTCGAGGAGTACCTCTATGCGGAAAAGTATTACCAGAAGTTTGTCGAGACGCAGAACATGGAATGGCTGGACAATGTGGCCATGTGGCTGTACCGTGACGCTGATGGACGGGCTGCTGGATATGGTGACGCACTTGATGACCAGGGACGCGTCGTCGAGGAAATGACGCTCACCCCAGGTGAACGAGTAGGGACAATGCTCTGGTATGGGCATGTGAAACGGGTTATGGCGAACTCGTTCCCGCACTTTTTCCGAAAAACACAGGAATCGGATGAGGATCCTGGGGTTGTGAATTTCATCGAACTATATAACGTGCAACTTCGTGCGCTCACGGATGGGGACGTCACGAAGGAAAAGGAAGTGTTGCGCCTCGAATGCTGGCGGGCCTTGACTGAACTGGAGGCCAAGGCCAGGGAAGCGGAAGAACTGGAGAAGATACGGGAAAGGAAATAGAGATGGCACAGGAGAATCTATTTAACGCAAGGGGTTATTTCATGGAGCTCGCAGAGACCAATAGGCTTGCCAAGGAGAATCAATTCCTTGCCGGGTCTTGCAGTGGTCTTGCTGGACTTGAGACCATGATGGTCAATTTTAGGAAAGCACCTAACTACATTCTCGTCGATGACACCACGACGCAGAGTACCTACGGCAATGGCGTAGGCTACTTCCGTAAGGATGTCTATACTATCTTCATCGTCGCGGCTTACCATCATGACGATATGGTGGATAGAGAGATGAAACTGGACCTGTGCAGGAGAATCTTTCGGCAGATGCACGCTCGCCTGATCCATGACCGTGACGGCATGCGCTACGGAGACGCTCTAGAGTATCTGCAAGTGGACAGGGTATATTCCACAGAGCTGCCCAGGATGTTCATGAGTGGAATGACGGGACTGTATTTCATGGTGTATAACGACGAGCCTATCGATCTTAGCTATGACGCAGCAGAGTGGACTGAGTAATATGACCCGTGATGACTTGGAGCAGTATGAGCGTGCTTGGGCGGACAACATGGTCAAGTTCTGGCAGGAGAAGATGATGGCTTTCTCGCCGCCAGTATATGATACGGGGATGCTCCATGACTCCTTGAGCGCCTTGATGCATCCTGGGCCAGTGACGACGATCACGCATCACTTCCTCGAATATGGCCTCTACGTGGCGGCGGGTACTGGCAACGGGTACCGAAGGGGTAACTCGGGCAAGGATGATGACGAGGGCCTGCAATTCATGCGCGGTGGAAAGTGGAAAAAAGGCAGAGGGCATCGCGTTTCCCGTGATTGGTTCTCGCGCAAATACATGTACAGCATCCATAGGCTAAATGAGAAAGAGGCTTGGTTCTACGGGGCAGCATATCAAGGAATGATAAGTAATGCGCTGAATGCGTTGTTCGGACAAGGAAAGACGACGACAGAGCGTACGTTAGGAAATCTTTAAAAAAGAAATGATTGGAATTGACAATATAATCAAGCAGCTTCGAATGCAATACGAGGCGATACGTGATGAACGACGGATGGCGGCTAACACGGCCACCCGCATCGGTGACGCATTCCTCTCGCTGCTGTCCTTTGGGCAGAGTTTCCTCGATGTCTTTCTTCGAAAAGATGTGGACGACACTGCGAAAGGCCGCATCACCTTCAATAACGGAGCTGTCAACAAGGGAATCGTGGTTTTCTCCGAGGATGGCACCTTTGCCGACGGTCTCACGGGCCACGGCGCCCGCATCTGTCCCGATGGCTCGGCAGAGCTCGAATCGCTCACGCTCCGACGGTTCCTGGAGGTGCCTGAGCTGCGCTTCAACCGTGTCTCCGTCCAGGTGGGCAACCAGTGGCGGGCGCCGGGCGGCGGCATCATCCGTTCCGTCTCGCCTGCCGCCGACGCCACGGGCACGGCCCTCCTCCATCTCGAAGAGGGGGAGATAGGCACGGTGGCCGTCGGTGACGTCTGTATGGGCATCTACCATTCCGAGACCGCCGCCGACAATGCCGAGGCCAACAGCGACGACAACCACGGAAACTTCCGTTTTGCAGGATTCTACACGGCCTACTGGGAGATCACCGCCGTCGCCGACTACACGGACGACGAGACGGGCCAGACCTTCCACAATGGAAAGGTGTCCTACCGTCTCCGTCCCGTCTCTGCCAACTACCCGCGCCAGATGCACCCCACCGCCGCCATGCACTTCGTCTGCTACGGCAACCGTACCGACACCGCCCGCCAGTCCTCACGCTACTCCACGCTCACCTACGAGCGTTTCCTCACGGGCGTCTCCGATTGGGAGTTCTCGCCGAATCAGATACAATTGCAGGTGGGCGACCTCAACGCCTTCTCGCCCAACCCCGGGATGGACTTCTCGGGTTACTCGGTTTATGCGAATAACATCTACCTCGACGGCTACCTCAAGCAGCTCGCAGAGCTCGGCGACCCCAACCCCTACACCTATTCGGTGGACAACCTCGCCGACACGCTCGCCCTCGACGCCAAGGGCCAGCCCAAGCAGCCCGTGGTCTCCACACTCGCCGACGGTTCCAAGTCGTGGCTGCTCCATACGTCCATACAGGTGCGCCGAGGCCAGACGATTCTCACCTGTCTGGAAGACGCTACCGCCACGCCCGCCACGGGTCAGTACCGTCTTCTCTGTCTGCCCGTGGGATGCACGGCCCACTTCGACCACTCGACGCTCTACATCGACAGCGTCGATTACGCCACGCGCCCCACGGCCTACGTCGAGGTGACGATCGACTGCGAGGGACGGGCCGCCCTCACCTACGTCTTCACCATCAAGGTCATCGCCGACGGCGACCGTGGAGAACAAGGCAGGGACGGCACGGCCTATGGCACGCGCCGGCGCTATGCGCTCTCAGCCCGGGCCACAACCGCCTCGCCCCATACGCCGCCCGACGACGTCGCCACATGGCAGGACGTGCCCCTTGCCACCACCGAAGCCCGCCCCTACCTATGGATAGAGCTCACCGACTGGCAGCAGCAGGCGGGAGGCCTCCAGACCTTCTCGCCCGTCTCTTCCTACGTCCGACTGACGGGCGACCGTGGCCAGCGTGGAGAGGATGGTCTCGACGGCAAGGACGGCAAGTCATGGACCCTCAGGGGCACGGCTTTCGGCCATGTCACCAACATGGCCTCACTCCCCTCGCCAGCGCCCGATGGCATCTTCCTCGTCGATACGGGAGCAGAGGGCCTGCCCGTCGCCGTCCGACGGATGGGCGGCGCATGGGCCTCCATCACCACCAGCCAGGGCGACGCCTACATCCTCGCCGGCGACGTGTGGATGGCCACCGAGACGGCATGGGCCAACCTCGGACGCATACAGGGAGAGAAGGGTGACCGGGGGCAGGCCGGAGCCAACGGGCGCACCTCGCGCATCTACCAGCGCCTCGACGACGGCCAGCAGCTCTACGACGGCTCCACCATCACCGCCGACGGCTTCTGCTACCTCGACTTCTACGCCGTGCCCTCCGATACGGCCAAGAGCGGCTGGGACGTCTATCGCTGCGTCCAGTCCTACGTCTATCAGGCCGCCCAGCACGCCCTCCCGCCCGCCGATGCGGACCACTGGCGCTCCGTGGGCGTCAATGCCGACTCGGCCTTCTTCTCCTTCCTCATCGCCCGCGACGCCCGCATCGACTTCCTGCAAGGCAACGCCATCGCCATCCGCAAGAAGCACGCCACGGCGCCCTACGCTGGCATGGGTGGCGATTTCCCCTTCTGGGCGGGCGCTGCTCAGCCCTATCCCGACGGATCGGGCTTCAACGGCTCCACCTACACCTTCGCCGTCGATGAGGCGGGCAACCTCTTCGCCTCCTCGGCCTACCTCACGGGCACCATCCACGCCACCTCGGGCTCCATCGGAGGCTTCACCATACGAGACGGCGGACTGACCAACGCCGACGACGCGCGCAACGGCGTCACCATCACGCCGACCGCCATCACGGCCCAGTCCTCACGCTCCGAGGAGGGCCGCGTCGTCTTCGACACCCAGTCCAACATCGTGGGAGCCATAGGGGCTTCCAGCGGAAAGGAAATCTTTTGGCCCGTCGCCCTCCAGCTCACGGGCCGCCCCAACGATAGCTACCCGGGCACGGCGCTCGACATCGTCCAGGGCATCACCCGCGGCCATCGTCCCGAGCCCGTCCTCATCGATGGCTCGGTCCAGCTGGTCGATACCAGCGACGCCTACAACGTGCCCCATCCGCTACCCCAGGGCTCGCCGACCTATGGCGACGGCCAGCGGGTCTATGTGCGCTCGGGCGCCGTCCTCGTCAATATAGCGGCAGCCACCGTCGCCCTGCCAAAGAACCCGCAGCACGGCGACTGCTACCTCTTCCTGCCCTGTGGGTCCTACAATCTCACCATCGACCCCGGTGCGCATGCCCTCACCATCGACGGCACGGTCTTCAAAAACAAGACCTACACCTGCGCCAAGCGCATGGTCTATCTCGTCTTCATCGGACGCGGCTCCACGCCCTTCGGATGGGTAGGCAAGACGCTCCAATAGTTTTTAAGTAGAAAAAAAAATGAATATCTCGCAAGACTTCTCCCTCACCGCCTCCGTCTGGGACGGCGACAAGTTCCTCATCGAGGCGGCCACGGCCAACGGCAGCCGCCAGATGAAGGTGACGGCAGAGGTGGTCCGTGCCTACCTCAACGGGACCGCGGGCCCATCCTCGGCCACGGACCGACGGGTGCTCCCCTTCCGTGGCTTCATGGATTCAGGCGAGATCTCGCCATCCTCAGCCGCCACGGCCCTCCCGCTGGAGGTGTGGTTCGTCCGCTCAGCCGCACGCTTCGCCGTGGCTGAGCGTTCCTCCAGCCCCGTCTCCTCCTCGGCGCCGCCCAAGCTCTACGACAACTGGGAGGGCCGCAGCCTCTACAACGATGGCCTCTCCCCTGCCGCGGGCAACCTCTACGTCTGCCAGTCCGACGACCGACCCTACTGGTGGACGGGCGCAGAGCTCCGACCCATCGTCACCGACACCACCGGCCAGGTCATAGCCGACGCCATCCCCCTCGACGAGATAGACGCCATCACGGCGGCAGCCTCCCGTCCCTCTTCCTCCTCGCCCGCCAAGTCGCCCGCCTCGCTATCACCAGCAGCAGAGGTGGCAGACCAAGCAGAGGAAGTAGAGGAAGCAGAGGAGGCAGCATCCCAAGAGGAAGCACCCGCAGCAGTAGCAGAGCCTGTAGCAGAGACGACAGAGACAGAGGCAGAGGAAGAGGAAGAGAAAGAACCCAAGGCAGCCGAGCTCATCGACACGACCCTCCGCTCTGCCTCGCTTGTAGATACGACCCTCCGCTCCGCCACCATCATCGACAAGTCCAAGCGATCCGCTACCATCATAGACAAGTCGAAGCACTCGGCCACCATCATCGACAAGTCCAAGCGATCCGCCGACGTGACCACCGTCACGCCATCGGCCCGCATCATCACAGTAGGATAACCAATCACTCCACACATACACCATGGCATCATTCCTCGATTCAGCAGGCGTCACGCGCCTCGTCACCAAGCTAAAGACGATTTTTGCCGTCAAGGCCACCACCCTCTCCGGCTATGGCATCACCAACGGCGTCTCCTCCGTCTCCGTCACGGGCACGGGACAAGCCGTATCAGCCGCGTCCATCAGCGGCCACACCCTCACGCTCACCAAGGGAGCCAGCCTCCCGACAGTGCGCCACGAGCGCCCCACATCGACCTCCATCCAGGTCTCCAACTTCACCAGCTCCGAGGAGCTCATCCTCGACCTCACCGCCGCCACCTATTCAGCCGGGGCGAAGTTTTGGATCAATTTTCTCCATGCCGACATCGCGCGCGGATACGGCCTCTACCGTGGATGCGTCATCACGGGTGCGCAGACCTGCACCGTCTCCTTCGGAGGCATCACGTCCATCAAGGGCGCCGTCACGCTCCAGGCCGCATCGGTCTATCATTTCACGCTCTGCACCAATGGCAGGAGCGGACAATACCTGGCCAAGGGCTACGTCCAGTGGCAGCGCATCTCGGCCTCGTAAATGACAACAACAAAACGATAACAAGAAAGTATAATTATTCATCACTTTTAATTCATAAAACAGTATGGCAAAGTATCTCGATTCCGCAGGCGTAACCCGCCTTGTTACCAAACTCAAAACCGACGTCATCCCCAGCGTCAAAGTCAACGCAGCCAAAGCAGCCGACACCGTGCCCGCCTCGGGCATCACGGGCGTCATCGACATCTCCCACATCCATCTCCCACATCCCGCAGGGTGCCCTGGAGCGTGTCGTCACCGTCGCCGACGATACGGCCCGCTACAAGCTCACCACCTCCCAGGTCCAGCTCGGCGACACCGTCAAGGTGACGGCCACGGGACGCATGTATATCGTCGTCGATGAGAGCAAGCTCTCCACCTCGGCAGGCTACATGGAGTACGCAGCGGGCACCGCAGCCTCCGTACCATGGTCGGGCGTCACGGGCAAGCCCTCCACCTTCACGCCCTCAGCCCACAACCACACCATGAAGCTCAAGATTGGTGCCACCACCAAGGACGGCTCCACGGCTTCGCAGCAGTCATGGACGAAGCAGGATATCATCGGCACGCCCTCCGTCAGCGGATCGGGCAACGCCGTGACGGGCATGACGGTCAGCGGCGACACCGTCACCCTCACCAAGGGCACCACCTTCGCCACCAAGGCGCAGAACGACGCCCTCGACACGCGCATCTCGGCCCTCGAAGACTTCACGGGAGGCACAGGCGGCGGACTGGGACGGGAGGCACAGGCGGCGGACTGGGAGACCAGCTCAACGTGGCGGGCTACGACGTCGTCCGCTTCGATGGTTTCCTCGCCTCCAAGCCCACCCTCCAGCAGACCTCGACCACGTCCGTCGTGGCCCTCGTCATCGTCAAGTCCGCCACCGCCAGCTCCACGCCGGGCGCCGTGGCCATCGACTCCATCATCGCCAGCGATGGCTCCAAGTACTACAGCAACTGGAAAGACTTCAACATCGCCACGCCCGACGAGGCCACCAAGAAGCAGCTCTATCTCCACAAGATCTACCTCGACACCTCCACGGGCAAGGCCTACTACGCCGTGGATGCCACCACGCTCAAGGAGATCGACGGCGGCGACGTAGCCATGACCCCCTCCGAGGTCGATGCAGCCGTCGCAGCTGCCAAGTAACCACCGCCAGGGGCGGGCCATCCCGCCCCTGGTCCTTCCAACCAAAAGAAACAAGAATCATGAACAAGAGACAGATCACCCACATCTTCGTCCACTGCACGGCCACCCTCCCCACCGCCTCCGTCGAATCGCTCCGAGCCGGCTGGAAGTCCATCGGATGGAGCAACCCGGGCTACCACTACGTCGTCACGCCCTCCGGAGAAGTCGTCAACCTCCAGCCCGAGGACAAGGCCTCCAACGGCGTAAAGGGCTACAACGCCCACGCCATCCATGTGGCCTACATCGGAGGAATAGGCCTTCACAAGGCTAATCCCCGTGACGTAGGGAGCGCCCATATCGAGGACACCCGCACGCCTGCGCAGAAGGCCGCGCTGCGCGCCCTCCTCGCCGACATCCATAGCAGATACCCCAAGGCCATCATCCTCGGCCACCGCTCCATTTGGGGTGAAGACTCACCCGGTAAGTGGCACAAGCAATGTCCATGTTTCAATGCTGCAAAGGAATATGCAGACATTTAAGCATTTTTTTTCGTAAGAAACAAGCAGTTGGCTTAGAGCTATAATCCCCTGATGCACTGTAAAGACACATCAGGGGCTTTTTTTTAAAAAAAACTATCAAAAAAAATAGTCTTTTCTTTGGTTACTATCCAAAAAAGTAGTACCTTTGCAGTGTTCAAATAAAAAACCAACGCATGAAAAAAGAAATGTTCAAGATGGAAGTCACGTTTGAGGAAAAAGAACTGATAGAATCCATCCGCAATTATTGCAAAAGCTATCCAGACGGCTACCCTCACCTGTTAGAGTTCGCTCAAGATCTATTCGACAGAATGACGGATATGCCAAGATGAATTACTGCCCCTCCCTCCGGGGAGGGGTGAAAACAACAACATAAAACTAAAGACAATGGAGACTGTAGTGAAGAAAGCGGATAAAATAACCGACATGAAGCAACGCATGAGCGACATCTATCTTGCCGTATCATGGAGAGAGATTGCACGTACTTATTTCGACAAGTCTGTGCCGTGGTTTCAGCACAAAATGTATGGTATTGACGGAAATGGCGGCGTGGGAGGATTCACGGAAGAGGAGGCAGGACAACTGCGAAACGCCCTCATTGACCTTAGCAACCGCATCCGCCATGCGGCTGAAAAGATCCCGTTACAAACTCCTACCATATAGATTATTTGAACAGTAGCACAGCTACTCGAGAGGTCGCCAGTATTCATGCGCTGGTGGCCTCTTTTTTTTTACACAGAAGCCGCAATCACCCAAGGAGTGAAGGATACGCAACGGGCTTGATTGGTATTTTCCGTTTCCCATTCTTTTCTGTACATTTGCATCAGTTTTTAAAAGAAATAGATATGTCTAAAGATAGTAAGGAGAGAATACAGTATATCTCAGCATGTGTCATGCTTGGCAGTGGCATTCTGCTGACGTTCCTGTGCTTCTTCCTCAATCATTACAAGATCGAGGATTCTGTACTCTGGTACGTGGCCCAATCGCTAGTCTATGCGGGCTCGGTGTTTGGCATCACGATGTATATCTCTACGACTAGAAGGGAGATTACCAATTTTCTCAACGACCGTCTTGGAGGCGGCAAGGAGGACAGATTGGCCAAGGAGGGAACCGCATGAGCAGGAGAGGTATGAAAGGCATAGGAGTGCTCCTTGCGGTCCTTCTTTTCCTAGTCTGCGTGGTGGCGTACGTGTGGCTGATGCGTGAACGGCTGAAAGTGCTCATGGAAGAGAATGAGCGAATCTCCGTGGAGCTGGCCAACGCCATGGCGGGCAATGTGCTCGTGCGAGACACCATACGGGACAGCGTTCAGGTAGTCAGCGCACCCGTGGTGGTTGTCGGAAGCAAATCCTATAAAAAGGAGGTGGCCGACAAAGAGCTGCTGAAGGACTTGGGGCTGAAGCCACCGCAGGTCGAGGAACAGCAGACTACCGTGACGGTTATCCATGATACCGTGACCATGCGGCTTGCGCCGGACAGTGCGTCGTTCGTCTATTCCGACTACTGGGCGGATTTCCGACTGATAGTGTCACCGTCGGACACGACGCTAGCCTACTCGGTACGCGACTCCGTCTCCACCATCGTCCATCGCGACTACAAACACAGGTTTCTGTGGTGGAGATGGGGAACGAAAGGGTATAGGGTGAAGGTTATCAATTACAATCCTCACGCTCGACTGCTCTATGAACAGTATGTACGCGTGAGGAAACGATAAGTGCGATTGGTGTTTTTATTGTTAATATCTCTGGTTTTAACGTAAATCTTTTCATTTCACAGGTGGAGTGGCCGTCGCGAGACGGTCCTGCATTGTTTACTTGTAAGAGCAAAGTTGTTAGATAAGGTTTTTAGTTATTTCGAGCGGGCGGAGGTTGTGAAATCTCTGCCCGCATTCGTTGTTAGCATCTTTTAATCAAGATAAATTGAAAAACGCCTGCGCTGCATGTTTCAGTGAGAGTGCGTACCTTTGCAACCGTAAACAAGAAACAAGCATATAATAAAAACAACGGAGGCACCAAACGTTAAAAAACACGCTTCACGCTTATTTTTACGATAAAATATTTGGTGGTTCGGACTTTTTCCCTTAACTTTGCCAACGCTTACATGACGATGGTAAACCATCCCGGAGAGCAGC